CAAGCTGGTAGATATATGGCTTTAAAAGATATAGAAAAAACTATTATTCAATTAGAAAAGAACTCCGAAAGCTTAGTGAATAAAAAATAAGGAGTGATGTTATGCCTAGAGTGTTTAGAAACAAGTTCGGTCGTAAAACTGTTAGGCCTTTCAAAAAGCAAGACCTAAATAGTATGATCGTAATTTGTAAAAAAAATAAAAACGCAGCCGAAGAAGAAGAAAACAAAGAACAAGTTTATTTATGGGATCGTAACTATATGATACTACACCTAGGTAGAAATCTAGCTTTTCGTATAGAAGATCTATTACAGTTGAAAACTGATAATTTTAAAAATGGAGGTATTTATACAAGAGAGTTCAAAACTGGTAAGGAGCAAGCTTTTGAACTCCACCCTTCATTAAGAAAAGATTTAGAAGATTATATAAATAGAAATAAGCTTGTTGAAGGAGAATATTTATTTAAAAGTCGTAAAGGTACTAATATACCTATTACGCGTCAAAGAGCTTGGCAGATTATTAAAGAATTATCAGACGAAGTTAAAGTGTCTTATGTTGTAGGCTGCCACTCCTTACGTAAGTATTTTGCTAGAGAGTATTACGAACAGACTGGAGATTTAATCGGTTTAAAAGAAATGTTAAATCACTCTAGCGAAACAGTAACATTAAGGTATATATGTTGGGAAGAAGACGACAAAAACATCAAGCGAAAAAACTTTTATTTAGGAGGTTAAAAATGAATTTAATTATTATTAGTCAAGATAAAAAATCAATATGGGACTTTTCACAATGTTGTATATTTATACCAAACGACAGTATACATGAGATATTTATACGACCTTATTATGCGCCTAATGGTGTATCAATAGCAACTTATGAAGATCCTAAAAAAACAAAGGACGTTTTAAAAGAAATAATTAACCTATTTAGTAAATCAAAAATGCTACTTACGCCTAAAGTTAATATGAGACTAGAAGATGTAGAAGCTGCAAAAAAATATTTTGATAATTTAAACGGCGAAAAGTTTATTGTATCAGATAGTAATTTCAATATTAAACCTATTGGAAACAATTATAATTTGATATATAAATTACCAGAGGACGTAAAAATATGAATTTAGATAACTTAAAATTAGTTACTCCAGAAGAACATAGAAAATATTATAAAAACTATAGAAAACAAAATTGTGATGTCGTAAGTATACAAGAACAGGTTAAGTTAGGCTATTTAAAATTTTATATAAAAGATAAATATATATATTGTGAAAATGTTATTACTAAAGAGTGTGTAATTGTCGGAACGCTTGACAATATTACTATTGGTATTGATTTAGGACAAGACTCTGACAAAATGTTTGAAGCTTTGGCTACTATAGACGCTGGTAGTATTAGTAGAACTAGAGGTCAATTATGAGTTATTTAGAAAATTGTACTGACTTATGGTATTTAATGAGTGATTTCTTTTACGATAATAAATGTTGCAATGGTTTAATAAAGGGCGATCCTAATTATTATCAATTTCAAAAAAATAAAACTATATTCTCTGTAAGAAGAATAAGAGATAACTTTTATAAATTAAAAGTTATAAGAAGATATAAAAAAAAAGAACAAGATACACTCTATTTTGAGTGTAAATCGTTAAAAGAAATAGAAGATACTATATTAAAGTATTTTTTAAAAAACAAATAACAATTTTACATAATGAAAATATGTAAATTGATATAAAAAATAACACTTTCCTGATGTCGGGAAAATGCTTATAAAATCTAGGTAAAACTACTCTTTTGTAGGGTGGCTAGTGAATTTAACAGAATTATGTCATTTTGTAAAATTCAATATATAGGAAATGAGGTGCTAAAAAATGGGAATATGGATTAGAAGTCAAAATAAAAAACATTTATCTTCAACAACAGACATTATGTTAATATCGCCTAAGGTATTAATAGACGAAATGACAGAATATAGATCACTAAAGTATGTAATAAAATGTGATCATACTGTCTTTGGAGAGTTCACAACAGAAGAACAAGCTATGCAAGTTATGGAAGAAATAACAAAATTGCTATCGCCTAAAATGATAGTCAAGCTTGATACTATATTATCAAAAGAAGATTTACGACGTTATCAAATTGAAACAGAAAGAATACCCTTATCAAGTTTAGAAAATTTAGAATATATGCCAACTGAAATGTTTTATCAAATACCAGAAGATAAAGTAAGTGATCAAACAGAGGTGTTGAAATGACTAAATTAAAAGATAAAATAGTTGGTTATATTTCTCCTAAACAAAGAAGAATAAATACACTAGAAAATAAAGTCTCTACTCTTGAAGGAGTAATAAAAGACGAATTATATAATCTATTTATCGAAAAGCTGGGAGAACCAGCAGAAATGAAACGTCTAAAAAAAGACAATAAAAGATTAAGACAACAAAATAAGTCTTTAAAAGAAATAATTAAAAATAGTTAATTAAAAAGGTGGTGCTAGTTGTGAACTTAAAAGAAATGCAAAAATATGCTAATGCGTTATCTGAAATTAGAGTTAAATGTAATTGTAGTCATACTTTATATTTTCCAGCCTATGGTCCAGATGTGCAGATTTGTTCACATTGTGGCCATAAAGTCTATAGAAATGATCGTATAAAATTTAAAGAAATATTATCTAAATGTATTAAAGTAAAGGAGGTACAAAATGGGTAAAGCTTATAATAGCAAGTGGAAAGTTACACCACTTACAGTTAATTTTAATCAAAAACAATGGAGACAAGACTTCGGAGCTTTTATTAGAAGTAAATTATTCTGGGACGGTACAACTTTAGTAACAAGATCTAAAGCAAAATCAAAAGGACCTAATTTAATTACTAAGGGAATAAGAACTTTCGAAGTATATAACGCCTACGGTGGTAGTGTTATAGTTGAATATCAAAACGAAAACGAAGTTTTATATACTACTCACGAAGATTTAATAAAACAATATTTTGAAGAAAGGAACATCAATATTTATGGAAAATAAAAAAATGAATTGCTCTAATTGTGGAGCCGTTATTGAAGATACATATTACAAATGTTTAGATAATTGTTTACAAGTTAATTTCTTTGATACAGAAGAAGAAAATTGCTTTTGTTCTGAGGAGTGCTTTTGTAAATATATGGAATTAGAACAGTTAGAAGTTAACGAAGAAAATGACGGAGAAGAAATTTAAAGATAAATGCGATTTATGTGGTAAATTTGATATTTTAAAAGGTTATAATGGTAAATGCCTTTGTCCTAAATGTATCGAAAAAGGACCACAAGAAAATTGTTCTCCACTCCCTCGAAAAAACGAAAAACAATTAAGTATATTTGATTTGGAGGTAATGTCTCGTGGAAATTGATACAGAAAAAGCAGAACAAGCAATAAAAGAATTATCAGACGCTTTTACAAAAGCATTTATGCCAGTTGCAGAAGCTATAAAAAATATATCAGCTACACTTTGTCATACATTTATTGATATTTGGGAAAGCATTAAGGAAAAAATGCCCGACTTTGAAAAAATGAAAATTTCACGAAAGCGTTTTGTTAAACTTTTAATGAGTATTGGTTATCAAAGAAATGAAGCCAATAAAATTGCTTGGCGTTATCACGAAGAAAAAGGAAAATATACATTTTTAGATTTTATTATTGAAAGTAACAAGAAGGAGGTATAATCAATGTGGCTTAGTATACTCATAGGAGCACTAATTGTATGTGCTGGTTTATATAGAATTGCCGAAGCAATAGAAAAAAATAAAAAGTAAGAAAGGAAGGATCTAATTTATGGCTGGAATTACAGAAACAGCCAACGGAGAAAAATCACAAATAGACTTCAAAGAAATAACAAGTTTTATCGTCGAAGAATTATCAAAGAGAAATCTACTACGTAAAGGAGCTACTACTTATCAAAATACGGAGTCTCTTTTATACAAATATAACGACTTGAAAAAATCAGTTGAAGACCGTGAAGAAGAAATCGAGGAAATTAAAACAACTGGACTACGTGGAAAATCAAAGAGCATATTTAAAATACCAGAAGGAAGTCATAGCGATTATGATACTATCGAAGAAGATATAATAAATGGCTTAATATCTGACATCAAAAAGACACAGTTAATTATTAACCGCATAGACAGAATATTAAAGAAATTTAAGTCCGATAAATATATCGACATAATTAAATTAAAATACTTTGAAAATAAAACTCAGCAAGATATAGCCGATTATTTCGAAAAAGATACTACTACAATATGGAGAAATAACAAGCGTTTAATCAATGAAATAAAGGTTTATCTATTCCCTAATGATGTTATTAAAGAACTTAACTATTGACAAAATGCAATAACCCACGCAATAACCCCGCAATTGACATAGCAATTTTTATATAATATAATTGGTACAATGAAATTATTAGGAATTGAGAAACACGTCTGTTTTATAGGCGTGTTTTTTTAGTGCTTATTTGAGGTGGTATTATGGCTAAAGACTTTGCTAAAGAGTTCTATCGTTCTACTGCGTGGCGCAAGACTAGAGCTTATATATACAATAAGCAACACGGAATATGTGAACGTTGCCACGGCGAGTATGGACCTGGCGAAATAGTACACCATAAAATATATCTAACTCCCTATAATATTCATAACCCAGCTATTACACTGGGAGAGGACAACCTAGAGCTATTGTGTAGAGTATGCCATGCTATAGAGCATGAGTCAGAGCTGCCAACAGATAAGAGTCTTATGTTCGACGACGAAGGTAATCTAATAGAAAGGAGCGTTGATTATGATATTAACCGTCTATACTAACTATCTCATTATGACTTATGACATAGTCTTTAGTGGTACCAAAGAGGAGCTCGCTAAAGCACTAGACGAAGGACCAGTCTTTCTGAGTACAAAGGAAGGAGCGTCAGTCTTTGTTAATCCGATTAACGCTGCACTGATAGAAATAAAAGACTCCCCCCTTTCTTAAAAAAGATATGCTTCACAGTGAACCGCGCTTGAGTCCTTTTTCGGACTGCTTCGGTCGTGTGAGGGGGGTGTAGTCAAAGGTGGTGGAAAAATGGAAAATGAAAATCTTAATTCTAAAGAATTAAAAGAAGTTCCAGACTTTTCGACAGAGCTTAAAAAACTTAAAAAAATATTCAAAAACATACCAAAAGATAAAAAGAATTTGGTACAAAAGCTTATCGAAAGTGCTGCTTTTATGTCCGTTGAGTTAACTAAATTAGAAAATTACATCAGTGTAAATGGTGTATCAGAAACATACCAAAACGGAGAAAACCAGTACGGAACAAAAACCAGTACAGAAGCCAGTGTGTACAACACTATGATTAAAAATTATACGTCGATCATAAAACAATTATGTGAGTTATTGCCAGAAGGTTTACCAGCAACAAAGGAAGGTAACGCTTTAATGAATTTCGTTACTAAGCCTAAGGGTAAATAATGAATTACATCAGAGAGTATAACGAAAAAATACAGTCTGGCGAAATAATAACTAGCCGCAGAGTCAAAAAGGTTTATGCTCGCTTAGTAAAAGAAATGGACGATCCTAATTGTCCTTTTTATTTTGATGAAAAAATAGCTAATAGACCTATAGAGTTTACAGAAACTTTTTGCAAACAGTCCCAGGGAGAATTAGGCGCAGACCTAAAACTGGAATTGTTCCAGAAAGCTTATGTACAAGCTCTATTTGGTTTTTTAGATAAAGAAACTGGGTACAGAAGATTTAACGAAACAATGTTTTTGGTAGGACGTAAAAATGGTAAAACAACTCTTTTATCTCCTATCGCGTTGTATATGTTAATGGCTGACTATGAAGGTGCAGCCGAAGTATACTCAGTAGCAACAAAGAAAGAACAAGCAAAAAAGGTTTTAACCGAAGCTTGTAATATGGTTAAACAAAGTCCAGAATTACGATCCGTTTTGAAGAAAAGAAGAAATGATCTTTACTTCAATGCTACATCTTCTATCTTTGAAGCTTTAGCGTCAGACTCTAATACGCTTGACGGTTTAAATAGCCACGGCGTTATTATAGACGAATTACACGCTATCAAAGATAGAAATTTATACGAAGTTATGAAACAGTCTATGACTGCTCGACGCCAGCCGTTATTAGTTATGATAACTACTGCTGGAACAGTTAGAGAGTGTATCTATGACGATACTTACGATTATGCTTGTAAAGTAGCAGACGAAGAAATAAAAGACGATCACTTTTTACCTATTCTTTATGAACTAGATAATCGTAACGAGTGGACAGATCCAACGTGTTGGTTAAAAGCTAACCCAGGACTAGGAACAATTAAAAGTTATCATAATCTATCTATTGAAGTTGAACGTGCTAAAAATGATCCTAAAAAATTACCAGGTTTATTGTGTAAAGATTTTAATATTCGTGAAAACGATAGCAACGCTTGGTTAAGCTTTGAGGAAATTAACAACACAGAGACTTTTAATATGGAAGATATTGAGAATACTTACGCTATCGGTGGTTGTGATTTATCAGCTACTACTGACTTAACTTGTTCTACATTACTTATCAGAAAGCCTAACGACGAGAAAGTATATGTTATACAACACTACTTTCTACCGCAAGTAAAGCTTGATAGATTAGACGAAAAGAATACACAAGAAGCGCCATACAAAATATGGCGTGATAAAGGTCTACTTACTGTATGTGAAGGAAATCGTGTTGACTATTCGCAAGTAACGGACTGGTTTGTACAAATGCAACAAGAATTTAAAATTGATCCTATATACGTTGGTTATGATAGAGCTTTAGCTGGTTATTGGGTGGACGAAATGACATCAAATGGTTTTCAAATGGAAGCCGTAGCACAAGGACCTTATACTTGGAGTCAACCAATGCGTGAAATGGGCGCTGCTTTTGCAGATAAAAAAGTTAATTATAATAACAACCCTATTTTAAAGTGGTGTTTAACTAATACTGCGGTTAAAAAAAGTGGTTTGAATAATATACAACCAGTAAAAATAAACGAACGTCGAAGAATTGACGGAGCCGTATCTTTACTTAATGCTTGGGTTTTATACGTTAAGTATTATGAAGATTTTATGTATAGTGTGGGGTGATCAAATGAAACATAGAGGCTTATTTAAAACTATATTCGGTGGTAAACCGAGTACATCTAATGACGCAACAGGTTTTAACATTTATAGTCTGTTAAATACTTTTAACTCTACTTATCAGATAAATACAGGTAACGCTTGGGATATGGACATTGTACGTAGTGCGGTAGACGCATATTGTAGAAACTTTGCTAAATTAAAAGCTAAACATACAAGAGTTGGTAAAACTGGTAAATCTAAAATTGAAAGATTATTAAATTACCGTCCTAACGATTTAATGGAAGCTTATAGCTTTTACTATAAAATAGCTGCTAATTTAAAACTTACTAACAATGCCTTTATTTACCCAGAATACTCTCCTAATCACGAGTTATTAGGTTTTTACCCTTTAATGTCTAATAAGATAGAATTACTGGAAAAAAACGGACAATTATATTTAAAGTTTTTATTTAAAACTGGAAAAATAAAGATCGTTCCATACGAAAATATTATACACATGAGAGGTCAATTCTTTGATCACGATATTTTCGGTAGTAAGAACTATGCTTTACTTCCAGCTCTTGATACTGTCTTAGCAATAAATCAGGGTGTTTCTAACTCTGCTAAATTGATTAACAGTATTAGAGGTATCTTGTCGGCTAAGGTATCGTCTAAAGACGAAGATTTAGCAAAAGCAAGAGATAAGTTTGTAGAAAACAACTTTAAAATATCTGCTAATGGTAGTGGTGTTATCGTAACAGATACAAAAATGGACTATACACCAATAAATGAAAAATCAACACCTATTTCTTCTGAAACATTAAGTTATACGAAGAATACTATTTATGATTATTTTGGAGTTAATGAAAGTATAGTACAAAACAAGTTTGACGAAAATCAATGGAACGCTTTTTATGAAGGTGCTATTGAGCCAGTAGCTATACAAATGTCTCAATGCTTTACTAATAACTTATTTACTGAAAATGAGCGTAACTTTGGTAACGAAATAACTTTTGAAGCTAATAGATTACAATATGCTTCTAATAGTACAAAAATAAATGTTGTTAAAGAGTTAGCTCCTTTAGGTGTATTAAGAAAAAATGCTATTTTGGAGATATTTAATATGGCTCCCCTTCCAGGAGAAGAAGGAGAAAAAGTTATACAGTCCTTAAACTGGATCAATGCTGAAAAAGCAGACGCGTACCAAACCAATAAAAATGATACGCCACCAAAAGAAGATAACAAAAATAATAATGAAGATCCTATTGACGAGGGAGGTGGAGAAAATGGAGACGAATAATACAGAAAAGAAAGATATTAAAATTGTTAAACTTAATAATTTTATTAGTTTTGAGCTTTTAAGAAAAATGAAAGAAAAAGAGCCAAACACTAAATTTATTTTGCCTAATGGAAAGGAGGCTGTTCTAAATGACAAAAAAGAACAACAAAAGCCTAGTAAATAAAACTGGGCGTGAAATAAGAGTCTTCTCAGATTTTAAGTTAAAAGAACTTAGAAACGATGACGGAGACGAAAGACAAGATTATGTACATGGTGTCCCAGTAGTATTTAATACTCCTACTTGTCTTTATGAATTTGAGGGAGTAAAGTTCTATGAACAAATAGACCGCCATGCGTTTGATAGTTGCGATATGTCTGATGTAATATTCAACTATAATCACGGAGGCCCCGTACTTGCTAGATTAAGAAATAATACTCTTAAACTAGCTATAAATGATGTCTGTATGGAAATGGACGCATTTCTTGGGGGTACTAATAATGGTAGAAACACCTTAGAAGAAATAAGGGGTGGCTACATAGATAAAATGAGTTTTGCTTTTGTAGTAGCAGAAGACGGAGACGAATACGATCCAGCAACTCATACAAGAACAATAACTCGAATTAAAAAGCTATATGATGTATCAGCGGTTGATATACCAGCCTATGATACAACAAGTATTTCTGCTAGATCTTTCTTTGAGGTGGAGTACGAAAAAGAAAAAAGAGCTTTGGAGCAAGCCAGACTTAGAGAAATATGTATAGCAAAATCTAAAATCTAATAAGTTCGATAAGGAGGAAAATAAAATGAACGAAACAAGATTAAAAGAAATTGAAGCTAGAAAAGCTGAAATTAGATCACTTTTAGAAGATACATCAAAAGACGTTAATTTAGAAGAAATTAACAAAGAATTAGATAGCTTAAATAAAGAACAAAGTTCTATTGAGGAAAGAGCTAAAATTGCACGTAGTTTAGAAACTGGAGAAGAAGTACCAGACCGTGTAGAAAAAGTACCAGCTATTGAAAAAGTAGAAGAAAGGAAAGGAAAAGATAATATGAATAAAGAATATCGTAGCGCTTACTTAAAACATTTAAGAGGTGCTGAAATGACTGAAGCTGAAAAAAGAGCTTTTACAGTTAGTGGCGCTGGATCAGTAATTCCAGTAGAAACTGCTAACGAAATTATTAAGAAGTTAAAGGATCAAGCACCTTTATTAAATGAAATTACATTATTAAATGTAAAAGGAAATGTTAAGTTTGCCGTTGAAGGTGTTAAAACTGACGCTGCTAAACATACTGAAAACGCTTCTATTAATGCTGACGGAGACACTTTAGTTACAGTATCACTAAATGGTTATGAAGTAACTAAAAAAGTACAAGTATCTGATAGCGTAATGACTATGAGTAACGACGCTTTCGAAGACTGGTTAACTAGTATGATCGCTGAAATGTTAGCAGACAAAATCTGTACTTTAATTATTAAAGGTAGTGGTACAGACGAAGCTACTGGTGTTGAAAAAGCTAATACTTGGGGAGAAACAAACTCTGTTACTGTTGCCGCTGCTTCTTCATTAACTGAGGCTAACGTACAAAAGTTAATGTCTTTACTTAAAGCTGGTTATAGTAAAAATGCTAAATTCTTAATGAGTAATGAAACATTATTCAATGACTTTATGCCTTTACAAAATTTAGCTAAAAACTCTATCGTTACTGAAAGAGACGGCGTTTACTATGTATATGGTAAAGAAGTTATGTTGTCAGAAGATGTATCAGCACACGAAGCTTATCTAGGTAACTTTAAAAAATATGTTGGTAACTTATCAGAAGATGTTACTATCGTAAGCGCTTTTGATATTGATACTAACTCTTATAAGTATCTTGGTAAAGCTATATTCGACGGTAAAACTGCTATCGGAGAAGCTTTTGTTAAATTAGTAAAAGCTGCAGCTGGAAAATAAAATTAAAAATTAAAGATAAGGAGTGATATTATGGCAAATAATAAATCTATTAGCGACGAGCTAATGAAAAAAGCACGTGGTTTTCTTAGAATAACTATTGAAAACGACGAAGTTATAAATACTGAAATTACTACTCTTATTAAAGCTTGTAGACAAGATTTAATAAGAAACGGTATCACTTCTACAAAAGCTGAAAGTGAAGAAGATAGTCTAATAGAAACGGCTATACTTCTTTACTTAAAAGCTGAGTTTGGGTTAGATAATAAAAATTATGAAAAATATCGTAATTCTTATGAGACTCTACGAACAGAATTATCACTAACGAGCGACTATGTAAACGAGGTGGTAAAAAATGTGGAGTGATGTCTTATATCTTTTAGAAGAAATTGAGAGTTTGGACGAGTTAAATCGTCCTCACTACTCTTATAAAGAAACTAAAGTATATGCTAATAAAATATCAGTTAAAAGAAGTGAATTTTACCAGGCGCAAGCTGCTGGCTTTAAACCAGAGAAAAGTTTTGAAATAAGGACCATAGAATTTGACGAAGATAAGCACACAAAAGTTAAGTACAAAGATGTTACATACAAAATACTACGTTCTTACGAGGTAAATAGTGAGATAACAGAAATTGTATTAACGGGGCTTAATAATAATCGTGAGCAACAATAAAATAGAATTTATAGACACATCAAAAGAAGTTAAAAACACTATGGTTAAGCTTTCAAAGTCCGCCCTTCGTGCTTCTGCTAAAGTAGCTGGTAAAGCTATTAAAGCTGAAACTCAAAAACGTACAGGCCGATTATCTAAACAAGTTGGTTATTGGGCTAAAATAAATCGTGATACTGGACAACCAGAGTTACAAATTGGTTACTATTCTAAAGCGCAAGCAAAAAAGAAAGGTAAACAAGTATCACACGCTAACCCTGCTTGGGCTGAGTTCGGTGTTAAATCACATACTATTAGTATTAAAAAAGCTAATACTTTAAGCGACGGTAATATTAACTATGGTAAATCAGTTAGCCACCCAGGGCTTAGAGGACAAAGTATCTTACGTAATAGTGTCTTTAATAATATAGACGCTATTAGAGAGGCACAAGCTGAATACTTAGCAGCACTTAATAAAACTATTGAAGCAGCTGGAGGAAAGATTAAAGAAAGTGAGGAGATCGAAGATGTATAATTTCTTTATTGCATTACAAAAGTTTGTTAATGAACAAAAAATAATTCCACTGTATTATGAAGAAGCTTCAAAAAAAGCGTCTTTTCCTTATGGTGTAATAAGTGATCCTATTAAAACTAAATTACGCTATGGCGAATTAGTATACTTCGACATATTTATATGGACTACAGAGCCAAATACTGGTATCGAGTTAGAAAAAAAATTACAAGATCTTATTAAACTTCTTGACGGTAAAATTTTCTCGGAAGAAAGAGCCGTTATATACTTTGAAGAACAAAGACCAATATCTGATTCAGAATATACATTAATAAAAAAACAAATGACATTTAGTATTAGATTATTTTAAAGGAGGGAAAACTAATGTTAAAAGTATTTACAGAAAACGACACTAAAAAAATTCAAATTGACGAAGGTATCGTTGTATTTAACTTAGGAAAACAAAACGAGTTAATACTTGGACCTACTCGTGGTGGTGTTGAAATGACTATTACACCAGAAATAAGAGATATAGAGTTTGACGGTAAGCGTGGTAAAACTGCTGGTATGCAAGTTATCGACGGCGAAGACGCTACTATCAAGGTTGTATCATTATGTTGTAGTCAAGATGTATTGCTAAAAGCTTTACCTAATGCAACACTTGACGAAAGCAAAGTAATTAAACAAGGAGATTTTGGACCTATTGCACAAAGTAAATATATTGATACTATTGATGTAATTACACAAATGCTAGATAAAACTTATAAGATCCTTACATTTAATTATGGCTTACACGAAGGAGCTTTTACTTATAAAGCTGCTCCTAAAGCAGAAAATGAACATAATCTTGAAATTATACCTCACTATACTATAGCTGATAGTTCAAGATTATATCAAATTAAAGATAGTGAAACTTGCCCTATAACAGTTGGAGAATAAATTTAAAATGTTATTCTCCTTTTTGTTTTCTATTTGAGCGATAACAAAAGGGAGAATAAAAAAGAAAGGAAAAAATAAAATGAAAACTAAATATTTATTATTATTAAGTGAAATTATAGATAAAATGGACATTAAAGAAGAATTACAGAATTTAGATTTTAATACTGGAGATGAAAAAGAAGATCGAGAAAAATTAGGAGCTGCTCTTATAACTTTAATAATTACTAGAATTTATAAATGTGAAAAAGAAGTCTATACTTTTGTAGCTAATTATAAAGGTTACTATCCTTCTAAACCAGTATTTACTGACGAAGATACAGAAGAAACAAAAAAAGAAAAAAATAAAAAGCATGAAGAAGAATTAAAACTTGCTTTAGAAAAAGCAGAAAATGAAGATATAATCGCATTATTTAAGGAAATAAGTAAATTACCTGGTGTTGCGAGTTTTTTATCTATAGCGTAAGTATCGGCACTGCGGAGGTCTTACGAATATTATATAAGCATTATGGCGGTATTGAATGGTTTGAGGACAAGCCGTCTTTTTTATTGGGCGAGTGTTTAGATAATGGTATTAAAAAAGAAACTGAATTACCTAAACTAATTAACGAAATTGTTAAGAAATTATCGCACGAAAAAACTTTTGTTCCACAACTAGAGCAAAAGCCAAAAAAGAAAATGCGAAGCGCAGAAGACATTATGAAAGATTACGGTTTGGGAGGTGTTAAACTTGGCTAATATATTTAGTTTATATGGATCTATTTTTATAGATAATGAGAAAGCTAATAAAGCTA